GGTGTTCCGGCGCATCACATCGGGCGGCAGCGACACGGCACGGGCAGCCAAGGAACTGCGCCGCACGCTGTCCAGCTACATCGACGCGGCCAGCACCTACAAGCTCGGCAGCGCGAAGTTCCGCGTGGCGGCACCGATTAAGAACGTGGAGCTGGAAGACGGCGCCATGCGCGTTTCCATGGAGTGCATCGAGGCTGGCATCTGCCCGATTGAGGACTACGGCACCACCGATTTCAAGAAGAACGGCCGCGAAGCGCAGCGCGAGATCATCAAGCTGCAGGGCGAAGTCAAGGCGCTGAACGATCAGCTGCTGCGTAACGAGCCGATCGTGAAGCCTGGCGTCTTGGACGCCGTGACGACAAAGCTCCGGTTCATCAGAGAGTATAAAGATCTCATCGACGACTTCACTGATCGAAAGTGGTCCGGAGAAGAGATCGACTACATACAAGCAAACTCTGAAAGGTTTGATCCCGTTGTTGTACGGTTCGCCAATGAAGTCGATCAACGTCGCGAACGGCGCAGATACCTGCGCGACTTGATCGAAGAGGAGCTGGACAAGCCGAGCGCGAACCGCAACCGCGACCGAATCCGCGCGTGGCGCAGCGAAATCCAGCAAGTCAATAACAACCTGAAACGAGCGCAGGCAAAGCTTGACTGGGCTTTTCGCCAGTACGGCTTTGCTGATGAAGCCATCCCCGGCCGTGGCAAGACGCTAAAGCAGGAAAAGCGCGATCTGCGCCGCTGGGAAGAACGCACGAACCGCGAAATTGCAGAGCTGGTTTCAGACGCAAATAATCTGGACTTGCCAGCGATGGCGGCACGCGATGGCAACCTGCGCAGCCAGATCAGCACCAAGCAGCAGCGCATCGACTTCCTCCGCCGCTACCTTGAGAACCCCAACAGCTGGAACGACTTCTTCAACACCAAGTGCCTGGTGAAGATGGAGGAGGCCGGCTACGAGACGATCACCGAGTGCCGCGTGGTCGATTTCGCGCTGAAGGCCAAGGTGTTCAAGCGCATCCAGGGCCGCGCACCCCGCTACGGCGAGGAGAAGGTCAAGACCTACCGCGACAGCGACAACGGCACCAAGGTGCGCGCTGCCTTCTTCTGGCTGCGCTACCGCCGCACCGGACAGGAGTGGAGCCGGCTGCCCTACATCTTCGCGGTGCGCCGTGGCGCCGACGTGGACAACTTCATGTCACTGAAGTTCATCGCGGGCGACAACATCGGCAACTGGCAGTTCCGCTTCGATCCGATCGCCGAGACTGCCGCTGAGATGCAGTTCCACGGCTTCGCTGACTTCGCCTACATCGAGAACAGCGGCGACGTGCAGATCATCCCCGGACCAGCCGGCGGGCAGTTCACCTTCCTTGGCAGCATCCGCGCACGCCGAGGCCTCAGACCGCCGATCAACGTCAACCCCTACGAGGTGGACGAATGGGGACTGTTCTCCATGCGCTCCGATACCCAGACCAGCTTCAGCTTTGAAGGTGGTCCCGAGTTCTCAATCAGCGCCGTGACCGAGCAGCGCATCGAGTCCTTCAGCAACTATCCCAACCTCTACCGCGGGCTGACCCTGCTGGGCTTCAACGCCTACAGCGGTCAAGGCATCCAGGATCTGCGCTCTGTCTCCGTCTTCACCCTTGAGGGCAAAAAGCTGCGCCGCCTGCGTGATGACGGCACCTACCCCGCGCAGCCGGATGGCTCCAGCAGTTACGCGCCCGATATCTTCCTCGACACCATCCTCGACGGCGAGAACGGCATCGGCCGGTTCGCCAAGATCGGCGGCGTTGATCTGCAGGCGCTGGCACTGGCCAAGCGCTTCTGCCGTCAGAACCAGCTGTTCATGGATGGCGTGATCGCCGAGCAGGTGCCATGGCGTCAGTTCTGGGCGGACGTGGCGCCGTTCTCGCTGCTTGAGCTCGGCCGTGTCGGTGGCCGCGAAACGCTGGTGCCGGCCGTGCCCTGTGACGACGCTGGCAACATCACCCGGCAGGTCACCATTTCGGCGCTGTTCAACCAAGGCAACATCCTTGAGGACAGCTACCGCGAGGAGTTCCTTGATTTCGGCAGCAGCGTGCAGGATCTGATCGCCTCGGTGATCTACCGCGACACCGAGATCGATGGCGTGTTCCCGCGCAACCGCAGCGTGGAGGTGAGCCGCGCTGATGCGATCGAGGCCAACAGCGTCCGGCAGACCTTCGACCTTTCGCAGTACGTCACCAACCGCAGCCAGGCGATCCTGTTCGGCAAGCTGCTGTGCAACCAGCGGCGCCACATCCGCCGCGCGATCGAGTTCTCCACCTTCCCCACCGACAGCGTGCTGGAGCCCGGCAGCTACATCTACGTGGCGATCGGCGAGAACCAGTGGGATCAGGTCAGCACCGGCGTGGTGGAGGCCGGCGGCGTGCTCAATACGCCGATCGGGCAGGTGCCGAACGGCAGCGGCCTGAAGGCGCTGGTCTACCAGTCCGGTAGCGCGGTGGTGAGCGTGGACAGCGTGACCGTCACCAACGGCACCGCCTCAGCGCTTGCGCCCTATGTCGGCAGGCTGTTCGTGCTCGGCACCTCAATCACTCGCAAACGGGTGTTCCGTGTAACGGAGGTGCAAATGGATGAAGACGGGCAGGTTTCGGTGAAGGCCATTGAACATCCGTGCGATGAAAGTGGACAAAGCTTGATTGCTGATTTCAGCGACGGACTTTTCTCGATCCGCTAATCTGAGCAGAGACTCTTCTGGTCATGGCTTTTTTCACTGGTCGTACTGGCTCTTTGGTATTTGGGGGCAAGCCCGTTGCAAAGATTCGAGACTGGTCCCTTGAGACGACAGTAGAACTTCTTTCTACTAATAGCATTAACAGTACCGTAAATACTTTTACTCCTGGTATCAAGGGTGCAACCGGTAGCGCCACTCTGATGTACTATCGCCTTGAGGGAGGTGAAAGCGTAAGTCTTACTGAATTTACGGCGCTGCTGTCTAAAATCATGAAAACTGGCGCTGCATCCGAAAGCGATCGTGTGTTTCTTGAGTTAAATGTTGGCGGAAATGCTGCTGACGACATTAGCTTTTATGCTTACATTACTAGCGCTCAAGTTTCAGCAACAACCGGCGAACTTAGCGTTGTGCCAATTCAGTTCACAATGGACGGCGATTTTGTTGAGGTAATTGCATAATGACAGTTTTTCTTGGCGGCAATGGCGCTGTTCGATTGCGGCGTGGATTGCGTTCGCCGCTAATTTCTATTGCCGATGAAATAAGTCCAAATGATATTAATACAAGCCTTAATAGGCTTAGTTTTGATTCGTCGGTAGATAATTTACTTACTGGCGACAGAATAGAAATTACTACAACAGACGCACGAGGACTCATCTGTTTTTCACCATCCTCTTGGTCTTCCGGTGCGGTTGAGAGCAGTATTTCTGCGTATGTCAATGTCAATGCGGTTGGCGGCTTAAGATTTTTCTCTTCATTTGAGCCAGCAGTAAACAATGATCGCTCTCAGGAATACACTCTTGCTAGCTTTTCCGACCCAGCGCTTGCTATTGCGTTTTCCGTAAGAGACGCCAAAGACAATTCAGTTGGGGACATTACTGGCTACACTCTGAATACAGAAAGAGAGGCAATTGATGTAACAGCGCTTAGCGACAAATTTAAACGTCAATACTCTGCTGGAATCATTAGTGGAAGTGGTACCATTGATTGTGTTTTTAATTATACAAACGTAGGTGATAGAGAAAATTCATTGCTACTGATTCGGCTTATTCAACGAGTTGACATTGGTAGCGAGGTAGAGCTTTTTCTTTATTTAACAGACAAAGATCTTGACATTAATTTAACAACTGTTTTTTATCGCATGGAGGCGATGATTACGCGCTCTGGCGTAACAGTCGGAACAGATGATGTCATTCGATGCACGGTTGATTTTGTTACAGTTGGCGAGATTCAGCTTTTGGTTGGCGCGCCCGCTTCTTATATTCTTAAGGAAGACGAGGATCGCGTTATTATAGAACAATCTCTTGATTATCTCCTTCAGGAGACTAACGATTAAATTAACGTAGTAATAAATGTTCTCACGATAAAATATCTAGAAGTTTTCATGGCGACCTGCAAAGTTTTTTCTCGATACACTTGACCTAGACATCCCGCCGACCCTCTGCGCCTGAAGCCATGGCAGATCAGCGTATTACTCAGCTAACAGCACTGCCCAAAGCTGGGGTTTCGGCGACAGATGTGCTACCCATTGCGGATATTTCTGCAACAGAAACTAAAAAAGTTACAGCAAAAGATCTTGTTGCCGCCGGCATTGATCTTGTAGATGCTGGTGAAATTGACCTATCAAAGCTTGATCAAAATAGCGTCACAAAGATTGGGACAGTTGCGATTGAGTCGCGTGCGATCGTAGCTGACAAACTGGCACACAACAGCAGTGTCATTCTTTCTGTTATCACGCCCGCCTCTAACAATTTTGAGGGCAGAGGATACTTCAATACGTCGACTGGCAATATTCAGTTTTTCAATGGAACCGCTTATCAGCAGGTCGTCATGCCCACGGCGGGCATCGGAGATCTGCAGATAACGACCGGCAAGCTTGCAGATGGTGCCGTTACTACCGCAAAAGTAACGGCGCTTGGCACGGCGGCTTATGCAGATAGCAGCGTCACCACTTTAAAGATTGCAGACGGTGCAATCACTGCTGCTAAGATTGCTGCGGATAGCATTACAGCGTCGCAGATTGCGCCCAGTGCAATTGGCGCATCAGAGCTGGCAGACAATGCTGTTGATACTGCATCTATTCAGGCGCTTGCTGTCACTGAAGCCAAGCTAGCAGATGGGGTCGTTACTACAAATAAGCTAGGCGATTTGGCTGTAACAAATGCCAAGATCGCTGCGTCCACGATTACGTATGGCAAACTCAATCTTGCCGATGGTTCGGTCCCTGGCGCAAAGATTACGTCAGATTCTATTACCAACGCGCAAATTGGCATCGGAGCAGTTCAGACCAGCAAACTGGGGGACTCTGCGGTTACAACAGTAAAGATTGCTGATGGCGCTGTTACTGCCGCAAAGCTTGGGCCTGAAGCTGTTGATTCAAGTGCTCTTGGCGCTGGTGCAGTTACAAATGCAAAAATTGGCTCTGCTGCTGTCACTTACGACAAAATTCAGAATGTCAGCGCTACTGATCGACTGTTGGGACGCTCCTCTGCTGGAGCTGGGTCGATTGAGGAGATCCCGCTGACCCCTGCAGGCCGCGCCCTGCTCGATGACGCCGACGCTACTGCTCAACGCGCCACGCTGGGCCTGGGCTCCCTTGCCACGCAGTCAGGCACCTTCTCTGGTACGCATAGCGGCACCACGTCTGGGACGAACACGGGTGATCAGACAATCACGCTCACAGGCGACGTAACGGGCTCGGGAACGGGCTCATTCGCTGCCAGTATCAGCACTGCTGCTGTCACAGAAACAAAGATTGCCAGCAACGCTGTTACAACAACAAAGATTGCCGATGACAATGTTACTTCTGCAAAGCTTGCGGATAACTCTGCTGCAATCGTTGCCGCATCGGTTCCCGCTGGCTCAGGTGCATTTGTAGGTCAGCAATGGATCAATACTGCTACTGCAATCGAATACACATGGGATGGCTCTCAGTGGCTGAGGCAGGCGTCTCTTGGGACGATTTCATTTACGGATTCGACGCCGCTTACATTTGCTGTTAGCTACCCAGATGCGTACAGCGCAACAGTTACGGCAACTCTTGACATTCAGTCCGCCAATCGCATTTTTGCTGGCCCAACAACAGGACCTGACGCTGCGCCCACCTTCCGCGCAATTGTCCCCGCAGATCTACCAGATGCAACCAGTGTCGCCAAGGGAATCATTTTGCCCGGTAGTGGATTAAGTATCAGCAGCGGCACGCTTAATCATAGCAACAGTACGACCGCTGGAACATACACAAAAGTTACCGTTGACGCGCAGGGTCATGTTTCGGCGGGTACGACTTTAATCGCTAGCGACGTTCCTGCGCTTGATACCAGCAAAATTACGACTGGAACGTTTGCAACAGCAATGCTTGCAAATGATAGTGTAACTGCGGCCAAGCTCGCTGATTACTCAACCGCGCAAATTGGGTCATCTCTTCCAACTCCCGATTTCATTGGCCAGTTACATCTGAACCCGCTAGAGCGAACCGTCTACATGTGGGACGGCAACGTTTGGCAGCCTGTTGGTATTACCGCTGGTACCGTTATTTTTGCTGGTACGTATGACGCAAATACCAATCAAATTGCTTCTGTGACGAATGAGGGAAGCTCGCTTGGGTTGAGCGTTGGCAATCCACTACCAGCCGCAAGCACAAACAACCAAAACTACTTTGTGATTGTTAGCAACGCTGGAACTGGTACAAGTCCAGCCCCGACCGTTGGACTGCTTCCGCCGGACCTTGTGCTTTCAACTGGAACAGCTTGGGTGCGAATTGAGTCGTCTGACGCTTACATTGCACAGGTTGCGACTCAGGTTTCCTTCACGCCCGCCGGTCAAATTTCCAGCACCAACGTGCAGGCGGCAATTGAAGAAGTAAGTAGTGAATGCCGCAATGCGACAAATATCACTAGCGGAACTCTTGCTGCAACCGTTGGTGGGACCGGAATTACCACATACGTAAAAGGTGATTTAATTGCTGGTA